ACGCTAGGACGTTGGGGATCTGAATCGCCCCGTTCGTCGTCGTTCCGTCGTTCGAGACGCGGTACGCGCCCTCGGGAAAGAACACGTCATCCGCCGCCGCAATCGCCGCGTTGATGGGCGCGGTCACGTCGATGAGCAGCGTGCCTGCTTGCACGTCGGCGATCTGCGCCGCCGTCATGAAGTCGAAGACGGACACCGACTCTTTCAGCTTGCTCGTGAGCGTGCGCGTCGTCGAGCCGATGCCGCCTTCGGTGTAGTTTACACGGTCAGCGCTGATGCTGCCCGTCGTCGACGCGAGCGGGATGCGCACCGTCGAGTTGAGGGACGAGAAGACGAGCGTGTTGTCTGATTGGTTGACCGCGATCGAGAAGTCGTCGGCGTCGACGTAGAGCCGGCACGCCGCGCCCTGGTACTGAGGGAAGCCGTTGAGCGTGCGCACGGGCTGCGCCGCTGGGATCGTCAGCGCCGCGTCGACGTAGACCGGGATGGGGTTCGACTGCGCAGGGAAGCCAGCCGCGCCGAAGTAGAGAAACCCTGCGTCGAGCGGCTGGCCGTCGCGGTCGTGAAACGTCGGAAAGGGCTCGGAGACAGAAAAGGCGCTCATGGGGTCGGTTGCTCCTCGGTCGGCTGCTGCGTCGCCTGCGTCGCAAGCGCATCGCGAATCCAGCGGTCGCGGTCTTCGATAGCACGCGGAAGGCCGACGGCGTTTGCGAACTTGGCGAAGACCGGAGACACCGCGAGCGAGCGGATGTTGCGGTCGGATGCAGGTCGCACCGCAGCTTCGGAAAGGAGTCGCTTGAACTCCTCGCTTGCGAAGAGGTCGGACGCTGCCTTCACGCCGCTCTTGCGAAGCCCCGCCGCGTTGATGAGGCCAGCAGCGGCGGCAGCACCGACGGGGCCTCCTACGCCTGCGCCAAGCGCCGTCGTGGCCATCTTTCCAACGCCGCCACGAAGGGCAACGTCTGCGAACTTCGCAAGCGCGCCTTCGACGTTGAGCTGGTCGATGTAAGCCTGATTTGCTTTCCCTGTGCCAAGCACGTTTGCGCGCGCATCGGTAACGCGCTTTGAAACCTCGTAGAGTCGGCGGAGGGTCTCGTCTGCGCCAGTGCCAAGCGAATTAACGATCTCCTTGTAGACCTTCGGATTCCCGCGCAAGCCCTGATAAAGCTTCGCGTACTCGGTGAAGCCGAAGGCGTTCGGGTCCATGCCTGCGATCTTCGCTCCGCTGCGCGCCGAGTTGGCAAGCGCCGTCGCGAACGTCTCGCGACGAAGTTCCGGCGGGACGCTGCTCACGATGTCGCTGAGCTGATTGAACGCCTTGCGGTCGCCCTCGGCTGCGCCCTTGAGCGCCGACTTCATCAGCTTCGCAACGCTGTTGTCTGCCGCCGTTCCAAAGCCCTCGACGACTCGGTTGTCGAGCGCCTTCTTCTTCGCCCAGAGCACGTTCGCATCGGCGATCGCGGAAGCCGCTTCGGTGTCGCCAAGTCGCTCCGCGACGGCGAGCTGCTCTTTGCGCAGGATGTCGTAGTAGCGTTCGAGCTGAACCTGATCGACGTCCTTGTACTTGTTCCCGATGCGCTTCTCGACCTGATCGAAGATGGCGCGCTTCTCGCGCATGAGCGCGTTGTAGGGAATCTCGACAAGCTCGCCCTTGTCGTTCTTGCGAACGAGCGCGAGGAGTCCCTTTTCCGCCTTCGTGAGCTGGCTCGGGAGGACCGTCTTCGTCACCGATTCAAGCTCGGCGGCAAGGTCAGGGAGCGTGATCTTCGTCTCCTTGCCGACCGCCGCGTCAAACTGGTCGAAGAGCGGCTTCGCCTGAGCGGCGAGCTCCTTCGACTGCTCGGTAAGCGATGCGAGCACGCGATCGGAAACCTCCGCGGGCGCGGGCTTGCCTTCGACGAACGTCGCACCGAACTCGCGCATGAGGTCGTCGGCGCGCGTCGCCGCGTTCTTGATCGTCTCGCGATACGCCGCCTCCTCTGCACCGCCAGCTTGCGAGCGCACGAGGCCAGCCGCCGCGCGGAGCTGTGGATTATCGGCGAAGACGTCGATCGGAAGATCAATCCCGAGCGCCTCCGCGTCGGCCTTCGCCTGCGGGTTCACGCGCGCTAGGTCGACGAGTTGTTGCTTAGCTTCAGCCGACCCAATGCCGCCGCGCGATGCCTTGCGCACCATGCTGGCAAGCTCGGCAGGTTCAAGGAACTGCTGCGCGGGAGCCGCAGCAGTACCAGCGGCACCAGCAGCGGCGGGCGCGGCAGCTTCGACGGCCTGCTCGACGCCAGCGACCGCCGCCTGCGCTGCGGAAGGCTTCACCGCTTGCTTGACCGCACGAGCTCCACGGGTGACGAGCGAGCCTGCGCCCTTGAGCGCCGCGCCGACGCCTTGCCCGAGCGCTTCGCCCGCGACGGCCTTGGCGACTTCACCAGGCTCGAACTGGCCACCAGTCAGCGCAGAGACGCCCTCCACCGACGTTTGAACGCCGCCAGCGGTGACGAGTGCGGTCGCAAGCTGCGCAGCCTTCCCGAGCCCCATAGCGGCGGCAGCAGGCGCAACGATCTCCGACGCTGCAATCTGCGGGAGCAGCTTGCCGATCGCGGGCGCGACGTCGCTCGCCTGGAGTCCTGGCTTGATGGCGTATTCCTGGCCGTTGATCGCTGACCGAAGGATGTAGTTTCCCTTCGCGTCGACGCGCGCCATCACGCCTGGAAAGTTCTCGCCGATGACCTGCGCGACCTCTTGCGGACCAGATGCCGCAATCTGCCCGAGCGCAGCCTTGAAGCCAGGCCCGCTGAACTGGTTGCGCTCCGGCATCGCGCCGATGTCGGGAAGCTGCTCAATCTCTGGCGTCGTGCGCGCAGCGCCCGTAAAGGCTTCCTTCAGCTGCGCGATGAGTCCAGGCTCTTCCTGCGGCGCGGCTTGTGGCTGCGCTGGCTGGGCGGCTGGCTGCGCCTTCGCCGCACGCGCTGCGGCCAAGTCTTCCGGCGATGGCCCTCGCTGAAACGAGGCGATGCGTCGGCCTTGCGGCTGCTCGGCGGGCGCAGCTTGACGCTGCGCGTAGAGCTTCTGCGCCTGCGCAATGACCTGATCCTGAGAAGCGCCCTCGGGGCCTTCAAGTTCAATCGTCGATCCGTCCGGAGCTTGTACCGTGTAGCGTGCCATCACTTACCCTTCGATACGCTGACGATGCTCCAGCCGCCGCCGCTCGTCATCGGCTGCGCCTGCGAAACCTGCGGCGGGGCCTTCGAGACTTGCGGGCCTGCTTGCGCTGCTGCCTGCTGCGGCTGCTCCTCTTCGGGCGCAGAAAGGAAGATGGCCGACGGTTCGAGGTTAAGACGCTTCGCTTCGGTTGTGTACTGCGTGCGGAGCCGATCGCCCTGCTTCTTGTACTTGTCCCAGATAGATTTTGCCTGTGAGCGATAATTCGTGCGCTGCGTTGGGTCCAGCCGCTCGCCGCTCTTGAGTCGGTTGTACTCGTTGCGAATTCTCACGTCGATGCTAGCCGCATTTTGCGCCGTCGCGAATTCGCCTTCTTTGACGCCTGTTCCAGGGTCAAGCATTTTCATGTAATTGTAAATGAGGGCAATATCTCCCTCGGGAGTCTCCTCGGCCGAGGTGAGGCGATCGTAAGAATAACGCTGGTCTGAGATGGGCTTGTAATCGCGAGTAAAATCGTCGCGCAGCTTGCCCTCGACGCCGATCTGATCCTTCAGCGAGAGCGCTGGCTTCGCTGGTCCACCGGCACCCATCGGCTTCGGCTTCAGCTTGTCGACTTCGAGTTGTTCGCGAAGATCGGCGAACCTCGCCTTCGCCTCTGCGATCTTTGCATCAGCGTACGCCTTCAGATTCGTCGAATCTTCAAGCATCCGTTCGCGGCGTTGGTCTTCGAGTTTGACGAAGGTCTCGTTGTACTTCTCCGGACCCATCGCCATCGCGACCGCCGTGTTCAGGCTCGTCTGCGCTGCGTTGAGGTCGCCGAAGAGGGCCATGTTCTTCTGCACGTCTGCCGCTTCGGCCTCGCGCGTCTTGCCCGCGTTGCGGAGAGCCTCGGCTTGACGTTCGAGAAGGTCGCCAGCCGTGATGCGGTCTCCCGCGTTGAGCGCCGCGACGATCGGTTGAATTTCGGCAACCTTCGTTTCGCGCTCTTGCGTGCTGAGGTTCGCGAACGGCGTCTTAAGCTGCTCGGCCGCTTCGGGGTACTTGATCATTAGCTCGTTGAGCCCACGCGCGCTGAAGCCCTCCGCGCCTAGCCTGCCGAGTTCTCCCTGGAACTCTTGTGCACGTCGCGCCTTCGCTTGAAGCGCCTGGTTCTCCAACTCCGTCTGGCGACGCTGCGCCGCCATTGCGTCAGCACGCTCCATCATGCCCGCGAGCTGAATGCCCTGCTGAAGTCCACCGGTTACGGCCTCGGCTGGATTCGGTACGTTTAGCGTATAGTTGAACGGCTGCGTCATGGTTCCCTCGTTCACGCCTTCGGGGCGAACGGCCCCTTACCCATTGCCCCGAGCCCGCCAAGCGTGCCGAGTGCGCCGCCGACGCCGCCGAAGAGATTCGACATGCCCTGACCCTGCGACATCGCCGCACCGGCCTGCGCTTGCCCCATAGCGCCAAGTTGGCCCATGACGCCCTGCGTGCCCTGCTGACCGTAGCCTGCTGCGCCGAGCGCGCTTTGCGCTCCCATGCCCGCGAGACCGCCGAGCTGGCCCATCTGCTGCTGAATCAGCTGCGAGAGCATCGCGGGGCGGAACTGCGCAAGCGCCGCCTGCGTGTTGCCGCCGCGAAGTCCGCCCGTCGCGCTTGCATTCTGCAAGATGGCTTCTTCGCCCTGCTGCACCATCGCCTGAAACTGTGGCGACGATTCAAGCTGCGCGATCGCCGCTTGCTGCGCCTCGGGTCCGCCGAGGCCGAGCAAGTTCTGCTGCGCGGTGAGCGCGCCTTGCCCCGCTTGCATGTAGGGTGCAAGGAGACGCTCCATCTCGGCCTGCTGGCGACGCTGTTCGGCGATCGCAGCCTGCGACGCCTCGCGCTGCGCGCCCGACGCTTCCTCGGCGGCGCTCTTCTGCGCCATGTAGCCGCCAACCCCGGAGATAACCGACCCGCCGATGACCGCTGTTGCAACCCAAGTCATGGAACACCCCTATCAGAGAGCGCGTGCTCTCGCAGCTTATCTACTAGCGCAGCCGCCTCGTTGTGTGCTTGCCACGTTTCGCTTTTGCGGATGAACGCATCCTCAATCTTCGCGAGGTCGCGCTCTTCGGTGGCGTGCACGTTCTGCCAGACGGTTTCCTCGTGCGCGATGGCCACCTTCCGCCCAGGCGGGGCGATGAACGTCATCGGCGCGACGAGCGTTGCGACGCCTTCCGCCGTTGCGATGGTCACGCGGCCCTTCAACATGATGTTGACGTGCTCGGTCTTGTGCTCGTGACCAACGACAAGCGCGCCCGCTGGGATGACCATTTGTCGAATGTAAATCCCAGGCGCAAAGAAGTGCTCAACGGGGCAATCGACCTGCGGAAGGTCGAGCATCGCTCCTTCGAGCCGCTCGATCTTCTGCACGTCTTCGCTCGCCCGTGCCTCTGCAAGCGTCATCAATCGCCCTCAAATTCCTTCTCTTCCCACGCCTGGCACGAGCGAAGGTCATGGCAGACGAACGAGAACTTCGTGCAGAAGCCACGGAAGCCCGCGCCGACATCGAACGAGTTCCACGGGATGCGCTCCATCTTGAGCTGCGTCCCCGGCGTGTTGTCGTAGTACTCGCAGTTGGAGCAGCGACGACGGCGCGCCTCGGCCTCGTCGACCTGCATCGCCTTCGCGAGTGCGCGCCAGTACTCGCCGTTTGCTCCGCGCTCGTTCGACGGCTGCTCGGGACCGAGCTGCCAGTCTTGGATCACCATGAGCGTGTTTTTCTTGTTCTCGCTGGTCGACGGGAACGGCTTTTCGACGGGAATTCCGAGCATCATCATGTGAATTGCACTCCATTCGCGGAACCGTAGAGCACGCCTGCGACGCTGCACGAGTACTGCACGACCTCGCCGGGCATGAGCAGCGCGCCGATGACCTCGGGGCAGAGGTAAGTCTCGCCGGGGAGGATGGTCTTGTCCTTGATGCGCGGCGATGCGCTAGCAGGGCCAAGCCACACGGAGAGCGTCACGTTCGCCGTGTGCTCGTTCGTAAATGCCATGTAGTCGATGCGCGTCTTCGCGGCGTTCGACGTGTACGCGGTGCCCTTCACGTTCGGCACGAAGCCGGGGGCGATGATCTGCGAGGGAGTGACGGCCATGGCTTAGGCTTCCTGCGTGATGGTGAGGATGACGGAGGGGATAGCAGGCCTAAATGCGGCCGCAGCGAAGTGTTCGAGGCGCATCGCGAGCGTCGGCGAGGCCCACACGAGCTCGACGTAGTCGCCGCCTGCGAGCTCAAGAAGGAAATTCCACGCGGCGACTAGCTCGTCGTTGTTGCCCTTCATCTGGATGAGCGTCGCGCTGTCCGGTACGTCGACGCCGTTGATGCGAACCCAGACGTAAACGGGGTCAGAGCCGCCCGAAGTCTTGTCGAGCTGAGCGGAAAATTCGAGGTTGTAAACGCCCGCGTCGGCGACGTGAATGCGTGAGGTCGTCGCAGAGTCGCGCCAGACGCCGCGCTCGAAGCTCGTCGAGTTGAGCGTGACGGGCTTGCCCGTGTTGATCGCGGTCAGGGTTTGACTCGTTGTGTCGTACCACGCCCCCACGTTCCGGCGCTTCGGCACCTGGGGCGGCAACGTCGCACCGACCATCGCCAGCTCGGAAACGGCGTTTAACGCGCGTTCGGCAGCCTGGGCGATAGCGAGTGCGTTCGATGCCTCGATCGCCCCGTCTTGGGCCAACTGTGCGACGACACCGGCGAGCTTGTTGACGCCTGCGAGCGCCGCACCGGCGTCGAGCGTCACCGCGTCGAGGCCCGTCGTCTGAATCTCGTCGACCGTCGAGAAGAGAAGCTCGAATTGACGGATCTGCTCGTGCTCGACGAGGAACTTTGCGAGCTGGTCGCGGGTGAGGCCAAGGCGTCGAATCGTCATCACCAGGCCAGCGGTTCGAGGGCGGCTTCGAGGCGCGCGATGGGCAGGTGCGCCCACGAGTCACCGCGAAAGCGCTGAATGCGAAAGCGGCGCATCGAGCCTTGGCGACGCCAAGCGATGCGATGTTGCCGAGCGCCGAAGGCACCGACGCGCACCGTGTGGTCGACCGACCACGTGAGGCCGTCGAGGCTGTAGCTCGTCGAGATGATCGGGTCGGTGCCGAAGGGCACGGAGCCAGGAAGCGCGATCAGCTCCAGCTCGTTGAAGATGGCCCCCGCGGACTCGTTGAAGAAGATCGGCGTCGTGAGTTCCCACCGCACGCGCTCGCCCCAGTGCGTCGAGACCGTCTGCACGAAGTGCCCGAACGCTGCGCTCAACGGGTCGCCGACGCACCAGCGGTCGTAGGCCCAGACGAAATTTCGCGCGCGGTACGTCGAGAAGCCTTGAACGGCGCTCGTGAGCACGAACCAGACTTGCGTCCCGAGAGCCTTCGACGCCTCGCCGTCGAAGACGAGCGTGCGGTCGGGGAGATGCACGTAGAGGAACGTGTGCGCCCGATCGTTGCGCGCTTCGAGCTTCACGCCTGCGAGCTGCGCTTCCGTGTAGGTTGCAAGAATCTCGTCAATCTCTTGCGTCGAGAGCTTGTTCGCCTGCGCGTTGCCGCCGAGGTAGATTGCAGGCGCTTCGTTGCGCCCGCCACCGAGGAACGCGATCGCTTCCTGGTAGGCGCAACAGGCGAAGGTGCCGACGCAGCCCTTCATGATCTGCGCGCCCTCGATGCGTTGGAACGGGAAGCCGACGCCGCCCACGTTGTCGAAGACTTCGATCGTGTAGCGGTTGAGCGCGGTGACTTCGTTGCGCACCTTCACGAGCGCCACGATGGGGTCGGGGTCGGCCTCGCTGCTTGCGTACTTCAGCGGGCTGACGACGAACGGATCGTTCAGCTCGGTGACGATGAGGAACTCGCCGTCCGTCGTCATGAAGTAGCCGTCGACCCAACAGAAGTCGACGACGGTGCCAAGGTCCGGGTCGGTGACCTGCGCGAGCGATGAGCCTGTGAGGTAGTAGAGCCGACCGCCGCTCGCGATCGCAAGGCGGTCGAAGGAGTAGTCAAACGTGACGAGACCGCCGGGGCCAACGTCGCCGATGTCTTGCACGACTCCGAGCGGGTCGATGCGCACGAGCCTCGTGCCCATGACGCGATAGAGCGAGCCATCCCAGTTGATGCCGCCGCGATCGACGCCAGGGCCAGTGCCGTCGCTCACGATGCCGTCGCCGGGGCGCAGGTACGCCTCGCTGATGCCCGTCGCCTTCGGCACTGGCACCATGTTGACCGGGTACGCCGTGCGAAAGTCGGGCGTCGTCGTCGTGTAGATTCCTGCGAGGAGGGGGATCGCGGCCATCGTTACCACTTCACCTTGTCGGCCCAGTGGGCCGCACTCATCTTGCCCTTAGCGATGTTCTTCGCGTGGCGAGCCTTGAAGGACGCGCGGCGCTTCTTGTCGGCTTCGCTCTCGTCCTTCTTCGGAGGCGAGCCGCTGACGCCCTGCTGACCGAACCGAATCAGCTTCTCCTTGCCGCCCTCGCACGCCTTGACGACGTGCGATTTCTTCGGGTGACCAGGAGTGCGCTTCGGCGCGTTGCACTTCATCGCGGCCTTCGTGGCTGCCATCACTCGTTCGCCGGAGCGGGTTCGAGCGTCGGCTCCGCCTGCACGTTCAGCGTTTTGCCGAGGAGCTCAATAGACTCCGCCACGCCCACCGCTTCAGCCAATTCCAGCAACCCCGCCTTTTGGGCGCGGTTGGCGACGATGACGAGGTTCTTGAAGGCTTGCTCGGGAGTCATGGCGCTCCGAATTGGTCAACGGCGGTCTTGAGCGCGTCAACGTCGGCTGCCACCTCGATGGCATCCTGAATCAACGCGTACTTCTGGCGAATGGATTGACGCGCGGTCTCTGCGGCCACGTCGTCGGAGCCGGGGATGCGGCGCGCGATGACCGCATCATGTGGCGCGAATTCTGCTTCTCGGGCGGCGCGTCGCATCGTGTGCGCGATGGTCTTCGCCTTGGGCATGTTGACGCTGATCACGATTGCACCTCTTCGGATTGCACGGGCTCCACGGGCGTGGCGGGCTCGGGAGGCTTGGGGAATTCGTTCGACTCTGCGCCGACGCCATCGGTCAACGCGGAGACGTCAACCTCCCAGGCGTTGCGGAAGGTGCGGTCAACCGGGATGTCGGTCACGTCCACGATCTTGAAGGGTCGCCCGTGCGGCACGTCTTTCGCGGCGATTTGCTCGATGGTCCACGAGGCGAGGGCCTCGGGGGTCGGGTAAAGGACAGCTACGCCGCCCTCGTGCTGGTAAATTACTGCCTTATCCATTTGTCACCTCGTCACCGAAACAAAAACCATGGTGCTATCCGCGACGGCGAACGCCGTGCTGAACAGGTACACCCTTACCGAGCCAACGGCGGCCACTGCGGAGTTTCGGTCAACGCTTGCGAAAATGCCTGAACCGACCGTACCATCATATCCAACAGTCGCGTGCGCAGAATAGTTTACGTCTGGCATTGCTGTCGTAAAATTGACCGAATAGCTGCCGACCCCTAGATCGGTAATCGTGGACACGTTCCCAGAGCCTCGGATCGCTACAACGCCAGTCCCGTTGAAATTCACCCACGCGCGCGTGCCGTAGGCCACGGCGGCGGAACCGTAGCCGGAGTTGAACGCGATGTTCCCGTTGACCGTAAGCAGCGACGTCGGGTTGGCTGTGCCGATGCCGACGTTGCCGCCAGCTGGCTGCAGCGCCAACGGGTAAGATGCGCTGTTTGTTTGCAGGCACATACCGAACGGCGAATCGCTGAACGACCCGCAAAAAAGCGCGTTTGTCGCGGATCCTGCGACGCGAAGAATGCCGGCGCTTGCCGTTGTGGTTGCGGCTGCGGTAATAGACGTTCCGAAGGCGTGCATCGGGGCCACAGATCGGA